GAGGAATTATTCAAATTGCCGCCCGATTTCAGAACCTGTTCGCATTTTATATCCTAGAAACTTAACTACAATTAGTTAAGTTTTCTTTAAGGTTAGTGCTTAGAAATTTTTAAGCTCGAGAACAGAGAATCCAACTCACACTCGAGGAAGCACTAAGCGCATGCAACCACGAGACACCGGCATTCGAGGAATTATTCAAAGAGCCGCCCGACATCAGAACCCGATTTCCTGAAGCATAATAGTAATAATCTGTAATTTTTGTTAAGCTTGAAGCTCCAACAGTTTTTACGAAGTTAGTACCATTATGTAAAGTTGATTGGTAGCCGTCTGATGTAGGCTGAGTTACAAGTAAGCCATCATTATCAACTGCCCTGATATAATCGCCTGTAAATATATCATCTGCAAATGTTCCACTCAAGGCGGATATGAAAGGTTGTGCATTTGTCAGGTTTATACCATCCACCCACTTCCATAAATGTCCAAAAAAATTCTCAATACCTCTAAATGAGTTTGCTACAACACCACTATATCCACCATCTCCACCAGCGGCTAAGTGATTAGCACTTCCTGAGATTGAGCCTGAATTGTTTCCAAGTGAAACTGTAAGACCTGTTTTTAAAGCATCATTGTCGTAGCTTGCACCTGCTGTGTTTTCAGTATAGCCCGCAATCATAGCTTGAGAATTGTGAGTACCATATTCGACTAAGAATAGTCTCTTTATCATGTCGTGGTCGTGCCATGAATACTGCTTAGAACCACCGTTTGCAATAAGTGTTCTTGCTGTTGCTCTTGTAATTGTTGAAAGTGGTTTAAATCCTGCAACTGAATAGACTTTGTCATTTACTAAGTCTAAAGCAACTGGTGCAACCGCTGTACCATTTACCATAGTTGCTAAACTTGCATCATAATGACAACCTTCAAATGCCCCTACATAAGCATGAGAGATTTCATTTACTGCATTCGTTCCATCGCCTGAGTCAGTCCATCCGGCTTTTTTAAATCTATCGTGAGTCTTTCCACCCGTAAAAGGAGTAAGAGACATGATGTCATAATTAAGTGAGCCTAGCTTATAAGAAGCTACATAGTGTTTAGGTATTTCAACTCTAACTTGTAAGCCAGTTGAACCATCAAGAACGGAAGCACCACCATCTTCTTTTAAAGCAGAATTATCTGCATCTAAGTAATATTGAACCGCTCCACCGTATTCAGGACTTCCCGAAGTCACACATCTTCTCATCTGTTGTTGAACCGCTGGAACTGTGTGACCTGTTCTGAAATAAGTATCAGCATTATCATCCCAAATTAAACCGTATGGTTTAGTTATGTCAAGACCACTATCTACACTTAACCCACTTGTAGTATCAAGGGCTTTAAGAACATAAGCAATTTCTTTTGAAGTAGCCGTTGGCGATAATGAAGTTACTTTAGCATTAATTGCATCAACCGTTACTTGTGAAGTTGCACCTAAACCTAGTCCCTTTATTAAATAAGCCACCTCTTCGAGAGAAGTCGCACTTGTGATTAGAGTGTTTGCTCTATCTTTTAAAATACTTTCTGTTGTTGCCATTTTATATTTCCTTTTTTTATAAGTTGAAGTTAATGAAGTGTTCTACTTCACGAGCATTAAACATACTATCTACTGCATCAATAGTATATCCGCCTGTTGCCGTAATATCTGTATTCTCAATAAGAGTTACTGTGTTTTGATATGATATCTCTGATGCTTCCGAACTATTTTTAGATGCTGTTGCGGATGCTGTTGCGGATGCTGCTTTCTCTGTTGAAATAGTTGCATTTTCAACAGCTGTATTCTTTGAAGTAACTGCTGTATTCTTATCATCCGCAACTTGCCCTGATATTACATTATTCTCATCAGATTGAGTATTCATTGCTGTAATGCGAGAGTTTTCCTCTGATAGTCTAGTGTCCATGTCTGCACTATAAGTAGCAGGTTGTTGTCTACTTGGTGTTTTTGTAAACGGTGGTATTTGTGTTCCCATTATAATATTCCTTTAATTGTAAGTGAGATAGAACTTTTAACTGAATTTGGTATCAGCATAGAAAAACTATGCCAGTATCCAAAATTCAATAAGTTTTCAGTATTACTTGTTGGAGATTCATCCATTACGAAAAGGATAGGAATTGCATCTAATTCTTGAGCTTTTCTTTTCAATAGAGGTATCTTTTGAGTAGGTACTTGAACTTCATAACTGTCGAGGTTTACACTACCTCTATGTACCAAAGTTGTGTTTCCAAATTCATCCACTACTTTTCTACTATATGACTCTATTCCTAAATTTGCACCGTACCCTGTATCTCCTATGTAAGATGAGCGACCAAATACTAATCGACCGCACTTTGCGATTGAACCTGCATTGCTAATTGTTATCGTTAGTTTTGCATCTGTATATAGTGGAATTGCATCTGTGTATATCGATGGGGTGAATGTAAATTCTGAAAAACAATATGTAAAAAAGTCAATAATACTGCTCTCATCTTGCAAGTCGAATGTCTTTTCAAATACTACGGCCGATGTTGAATTGTCATAAAGTTCTATGTCTATTGTCGTACCAACAACTTCTAATAATGAGAATGAATCATAATTAATACCAGTTATTGAAATAGTTATCGTCTCTGCATTTTCCGTTTGTGTTCCAGTTTCTCCATCTATCATTGCATAATAATTAGTAGGTTTTATTTTTACCCAAGAGGGAGTAATTGTTAATGAGTTTACAGCTGGAGAGTCAGTGGTATTTGTTCCATCTGCTCCAGCATATTTATAAATATAGTGACCATCTCGTATCTCATCTGTGTAGTTAAAAAGTGAGCCGATTAACCATTGTGTCTCATCTTCTGTAAAGTTAGCTGAGAGGTATGATGTTGTTCTGTTCTGTACTATTTTCATAAGTATCCTATGCTATCAGTTCAACGAGCATTGCATCGCCGCCATTTGTTACTGTGCTTAATAGACTGTTTTGCTTTTTAAGTTCGTCAATAACCACGAATAGAAATTGATTCGTTTTTGTCTGTTCTGAGTTTGAACTATTTGACGGTATTGAAGATGAAGGTGCATATCCACCAACTGCGAATCCACCTTTGTTCCGTGCATTTTCTAAGGCTTGAAACATTTGAGGATTATTCTGTATCATCCATTTAGGAGCTACCCACTCATCTTCGTGTACTACTCCTGCTTGTTTAAAGCCTGAGGAGTCTTGTTGCCCTGAACCGTTGCCAGTGAATCCACCTTTTGCATAGTATTGGAATGACTGGTTTTGTTGGTATGGTAAATTTTCATATTCTCTAACTCCTGTTGAGTCAGAGTATGTTAATTTAGAAGTATAAATAAACTCATTAGTGCTTGATTTTAAAAGCTTTGTTTTATTATCAACTGAAGCTAAGAGTCCTTTTACTGAACTTGACAACCCTGTACCACCTAGAGTCTTGTCAGTATCTTGAATATTTCCTGCTACCATTGTTAATATTTGGTCGTTTGACATAGCGTTTATGTTGTCATTTCCAATAGTCACATATACGGCATCTTTAACAGCTTGAAGTGCTGAGTCTGGTTGTTCTCCATTTACTGCCGCCCTAATGTCTCTGAGTAGTTGTATGTTTTCATCTACTACGACCTTTTCTTTTAGTGCGATTGTTTCAAGTTTTTTTGTTTGATTAAAAGCCGATATTTTTGCAAACTGCTGTTCTTCTCGTGAGATAAACTTACTCGTATCATTAAATTCATCTAAAGAGCTAATTAGTGCATCTATGCTTCGCTGGTATGCTGTTGCAAACTCTTTATTCCCTAAGTCTCCAGATAATGCACCCATCGCTGATTGAGCATCAGTTAAAGCACTCCCGAAAGATGAAGTTGAAGATGATGAGCCAAAAAGTACGGATGAAGCTCTTGATGATATGTTTTCGCCAAACAATTCGCTAACATTTCCGAGTTCGCTTATGACATCACTAAAAGCATTTGTAAATAGACTTATAGTTCTTTCTAGTGCTTCCGCTGCATCTTTACTCGCTTTTGCTGCGGCTTCCTCTTGTAGTCTTAGCTCTTTTTGCTTTATTGCAGGGTCTATTCCGCTAACTGTGACTTTTGTTCTTTTAAATCCTCTAGATTCAAGGATGTTTTCTATTCTATTTCTCTTGCTTGTAGCCAATTGCGATTTTATATATCCACTCGAAAAGCCTGATCCTCCAAACTCATTTAACTTCATCCTAACACCAATTGTTGCCTGTGTTGTTTTCTCTAGTATTTTATATGCTTCTCTGTATGACAGCTGCTCTCTTTCTGCACCAGAAGAACTTGATTGTCTTGTATTTAATGCTCTTGTATTATCATTTATTGCTTTTGAATTGTCTGTTGTTTTTCTAGAATTATCTTGTTGAGATTTATTAAACTTAGTAAGTTCTGCATTGTATACATCTTGTTGTTGTTGTGGAGTTGCACCATTATTTCCCATTTGTGCAATTGCAGTACCGATTCTATCATAGAACTTTTCGGCTTCTGTTCCTGTTGAGGAAAGTGTTTGTTTATATACTGATTGTTGTTGAGCATTTGTATATTTTGAAGCTTCTGCATTGAATACGGACATCATTTGTGAAGCACTCGCACCGTTGTTCGCAAGACTTATCATTTGATTATTCACACCGTTAAGCCATTGCTCATACTCTGTACCGATTGAAGCTATGAGTTGGTCATTAAGTTCTACCATTTGGTCATTGAGTTTGTCTTGAATATCTATTTGTTCTTTTTGTAATGCAAGTCTTTCTTCTGTTGCTGAATCTGATATTAGTTTGTTATATTTTGCTAATTCCCCGTTATAGATTGCCATTATATCTGCTACATTCGCACCAGTTTTTGACATATCCGTAAGTAAGTTGTTTACATTATTAAGCCATATATCATAATCAGATCCAGTTGATGCTATTACTTGATTGAGTATTTTTTGCTGTGCATCTGCTAGTTTATTAGCAAGTTTTATGGCTTTTTCGTCTATCGCTACTTTCTTTTCTTGTTCAGCTTTTAAGTCACTTACTGCACCACCAACTTCCGTATAAGAATCATATAGCTTTTGGTTTGCATCTAAATTCTTTCGTGTTGTCTTCCATAGCGAGTCTGACATTGATTGGTAGTCGCCACCCCATTCAGTAAGCCATAGAACAATATCTGCAACCGCTGTCCCTGCAACTTCAATATTTGAATTCAATCCTATAAAAGCTTTACCAAGAAATTCAATTGCATCAACCCCGAGTTCTGAAACGGTAACTATCGCATTTCCTAAGCCCTCTGTGCCACTTGTTACTTTATCAAGTTGTCCGATTGCCTTGGTAAAGTTGTTATCCATAACAGTCATTGATTGAGCAACTGTCATAGGCATTTTTTCAAACTCTGAGCCTATCTTTTCGGCTTGACTTATTAGAGCTTCCATAACAACATTTGCTGTTAATTTGCCCTCTTTACTCCATGCTCTAAGTTCTCCAAGCGACAACCCTAGACTATCCGCTAAAGCTTCAGCGATACGACTACCATTTTCCATAATACTATTAAATTCTTCGCCACGAAGTACCCCACTAGCTAAACCTTGACTTAGTTGTGTAATTGCTGAATTTGATTCTTGTGTAGATGCACCTGAAACGATTAATGCTTTATTGATTGCAGTAGTAGCGATTAATAGTTCGGTTTGTGAAGTTCCTAGAGACTTTGAAGCACGAGCCATTCTAGTATATAGGTTCGCTGTTGCTTCGTATGATTGTCTAGTGTTTTGCGATGCTTTAAATAGTGCTTGTTCAACTGCTAAAAGATTTTTTGTGCCTGTTGTCACGAGTCCAAGTCTTGCTTCTACTAATTTCCATGAATCGGCATAATCTATAACTTTTTTAGTAACTAATATTGCAGTTAAAGCAACACCCATGGCTGTAAGGCTTCTGCTTGTAGTTTTTGCAGTTCCTTCTACTTTTTTTAGGTCTTTGTCAAGAGCTTTGACTTTGTGAGCACCTCTTGTATTAACATCAATGAGTAACTCTGCCATACAAACTCCAGAAAAGATAATTTATACAATTATATCATAATCTATGTTTTTTGAATATTATTAACATAAGTAATAAACATTTTTCTAATCAGAGGGATGTACTCTTTTGGTTTCAGCCCATTCCATTTAATATTATCTTTTAAAGGTTGATACTTAAAGCCTGTAGGTTTTCCACCCATACCACCATATTCAAAGTCGAGTGAGCCAAAAATATACATAATTAATTGAGCTTCAATGTCTTGTTTATCGAACACAACAATTTTGGACTCGCTAGAATGTATTTCTGTGTCTCTCTCATCAAAGCTACTTACATCAGAGTTAGTAGCTTTTTGACCCGCCCAATTTATTAGTTTTGAGAACTTTTTAGCTTTCCCTCTTCAATGTCTTTATGGATAGTTTCCATTACTTCAACATATCCGACAAGGTTACATATTTCTATAAGTCTCTCATGCTTGTTTGTTTTAACACTCGTAGTGAATCTTTTAAGTGCTATTGCTTCGTTTATATCCATGTCGCCTAAAGAGTCCGTGAGTGCTTCCACTTCATCAGTTTTCTCATCAAGTTCAGCATATAATAGTTCTAAGCTTTCAGCATCTTCTGGAGTATTATTATTTTGTTCAGCTTTTTCAACTTGAAGTGCTAATCTTCTAAGTTTTGTTGATTTCTTTTGTAATGTTTTAATTGATTGTTTTTCGTTGTCAAACTCTTTTTTAGACTCTTGTCTTTGTGTTTTTGAGTAAGGAGTAAGAGTACCCTTGATTATTTCAGTTTCTGCATTTGCATGAGGGATTTCTAGTGTGAATGGTTGTGATAAGTTTAATTTCATAATAAGCCTTTATTTTTGTAAGCCTTTGTAAAGCAACCCACACACAAAAGGCTAGTAAAGAGTGTGGGTATGTGCAACTAATTGTTAGGCGAAAAATCCATGGACGATACTGAGTTGAATTTCGCCTGTTAAGAGCCAAGTGAACGATCTTTTGACGGAACTGTTTTCAGTAGTATCACTGTATGTAGATGCTTTACCTAAAGCACAATCTATCTGTATAGACTTACCATTAACCATTACACCAGCTGTTGTTCCTAGCTTAATTTGAAGTGCCTCTACAGTATCAGCACCTAACTTTGTTGCAGCAGTGTTATATGAGCCATTGTCGGGCAGAAAATCAGCAGTAACCATAATTTTATAATCTTGCATTTGAAATTCAGCTAGACCCATACCTTGAAGCTCTTGAATATCTGCACCCATCGCAATAGTAATATTGTCAGGAGTAAGAGCTACACCACCAGCAGTCATAATATCGGCTTTACCAACAAGTAGAACACTTTCAGGATTCAGTGTAACCGCTGGAGTCGCTTCTACAATTGCGATACCTTTGTTATCTAAGTAACCACTTAATGAAGCTGAAATAGTAGCAGCTTTACCAATAGGGAAATTAAAAGTCACATCAGCGGCAACGCTTCCAGCCGCTTCATGCTTATATCCATCAATATAGGCAACAAGACTTCCGACTGTTGGAGTTTGTGAGTTAGTATAAGTAACCGTTTCTTCACCTGGTGTAGTATCTACAGTCTCATCAAATCCACCTAGCTTTAACAGTTCGCTATACTCAGGTAGTGTATCAAGCGCAAGTCCTGAACTGTCTTGAAAACGCATTTTAGTAGATACAGATCGAGAGAACTTAATAAAGTCTGTATTAGCATAGCTGTCGTTTGAGCCTAGTAAGCTATTGATGCGTTTGAACTCTTCTATAGGAATGTCAGGACTAATTAAAACTTCCTCTTCAACCTCTAAAAAGTTAGCAGGTGCAACTGGTAAAACTGAACCACTCTTTAAGAACAGTGCTGTTTTTTTCGTATTTAACATTGTATTTCCTTTGTGTTGTTTTAAAGATACAATTATATTAAGTTGTTTGTATTTATGGTATAATGGTATTATCTAAAAGGATAAAGGTTGAGAAAATGGAAAGAGAGATTAAATTTAAATTTCTACTAAGAGAGACGCTAGGAACTAAAGAGTATTTATCGCCATTATGTTTAACAATGGAAGAGATAACAAATTCAAGTGATGTTCTTATGCTAATTATTGAGGATGGAGCAGAAAGACAAGGGAATGTATCGGCAAATGATAGCTTTTATGATACTGATTGGGAAATATATTCTACTTGCCAATACACAGGTTTAAAAGATAAAAATAGTGTAGAAATTTATGAGGGGGATATAGTAAGAATCATAAATGAAGAGTTTGACATTAGTTGTATTTCAAGGGTTGAGTTTAAAAATGGAATGCTCGGATACCAAGAAGAAAGTGAGTTTATACCATTGTATATGATATTAAATATAAGTGAAGTAATCGGAAACATATACGAAAACAAGGAATTACTAAATGCCTGAAAAACTTAAATCACTTCGCATACCTTATACGGAGTGGAAGAAATTAAAACAGGCTAGTTTAGATGAGGATAAAACCATTACAGAGATTGTAATGAATTTGATAAGAGATTATATTAGATGAATAAATTTATGTTACTCACTTCGGCTTACTGTGTAATTATTTCGGTTGTTCTATTCGTAACAATTATAAGCTCTCATATTACTAGAAATAATATGAGAGAAAATACACGATTGCTAATAGAATACACAAAACTATTAGATGAAAGGATACTACTTAATACTAAGCAAATAAGCGTGAATAATAGTTTGATTAAAGGTTAGCTGTACTGGCTAACCTCAAAATCAACACGAGCCTCGTAGTAGCCATTGTCAAGTTCAATAGCTGGTTTATCTTGACCAACTCCTACATGAATATCTTTTGGCAATTCAACTCCATTAAAAAATGCTTTCACATCATCTGCTAACTTTAAAGCGAGTTTCTTCTTCTTGTGGTAACAAAATATAGAACTCATACCATAACTAGCGATTCGACCGTTTGTAGTGCCATCGAAGCCTATTCTATTGTTAAGGGTAGGGTAAAAGTTTATTGAGATAAACGTATCGAGCCCTGCATAGTCAAAAACTTTATCTGGGAGTTGTATTTGTGTTGCAGTCCAGTTTGTCGTGAAGTGGATCTCATTTTCCGCTGCCATTTCTAATAAAGCCATTTTATATCCTTACATTCTTTAATTTTATTTCTAATATCTTATTATATTTCATTAAAATAGGGTCGATTCCTCCTGGCAACCATTCGCTACCATACCATTGACCTGCTACTAACCTGCGACCATCAAAGATTATACTAGCATACTCCATGTTGTTCGAAATATGCCAAGTATCGCCAGTTCTTTCCATATTCCATGCCTCTCTTAAAGCACCTGTGTCAATAGGGGTAACAGCATCGGAACTTAATTCGCTATATAAATCATTCGCAACATCTTCAACTATTCTAATTTGCTTCTGATATATAAGTGCTAATTCAGTAGATGGGAGCATTTTTTACCTTTTGTTCTTGTATTATATCATTTTTAAGAATTTTTCACTCTTTAGCTTTCGTTTTACTTTTGCTACCATTTTTTCAACATTATATATTTCTGTTCTATCTCTTATGTATTGCATATTATCATTTCTTACAATTAGTGAAAGTATCTCAAATTCAAAGATATTAAAAAACTTGTAGATTGCATCTTCTATTCCAATTGAACTCTTAAATATTATGTTTTTTTTTATAAAATATTTGTAAACATTACTAATTTTAAATGATATTTCTTTACCACTTGTTCCAATAATTGCATAATTACAAGAAATACCTATTGTTTCATCTAAATATCTTGAATAATATTCATGTGCATAATCAATCCTCTTTTTTATTACATTCAATGAAATCTTAAATCCACAAGATGAAAGTATTTTTTGTATATTTTCAGGCTCTTTTTTATCTATAAAAGTAAAGTATATTACTATCATGATTTCATACTTTTGAGAATTATAGAATCTTAAAAAGTTTTCTTTGTAAAATATCTCTTTAGGTACTTTATCAAGTTCCATCTCTATTGATAAATTACTTACCTTTATGTGTCTAGTATTGTTAATATTTTCTTTTATCTCTTCTTTTATAATCTTAATACTACTTTTTACAGTACAAAGATTATCATAAATTATTGAATGTTTTTTCTTTACACTAGCAAGTAATTTAATTGACTTATTATATTCATTTTCAAATTCAATAAGTTCTCTCTCTTCTGTGTCTAAAGAGTCTTTTAATGATTTACTTCTAGCATTACATTCATTATGTAACTTTGTGTATTCTTTTTGTGTGATAAATTTCATAATTATAGCCTTTACGAGTATAAAGGCAGATACATAATTTCAGTATCTTGAAGCTTTGCCATTTTAAAGGGCTTGGGATATTATACACATTAACAGTTTAAACTAATATTAAGTCTATCTTTTTATCAATATCTCATAAAAAATAACTTCATTGATATATATTTTCTTAGATACATATAAAATCTCGTACTCGCTACCATCAAAAACAATAGTCTGAGCCTTTGTTATTTCTGTATCGCTGTAAAGTTTCATAGATAGTTCATAGCTGCTTATATTTATATCTGAGTTGATCGCTTCTTGCATACGACTCGATGCTTCACTCAAAGGGAAACATTTTGTCGCTTCGTTTGTGATAGTTGCTGGAGTGATTACAATACCGTATGAGTCTGATACTTCATTAACTGTTGTTCTTATCGTACAAAAGCTTCCATCAGTTTCTAGGGCTTCTAAAAAGTCTGCTCGTGCCTTTAGTGCTTCGTTCATTATGCTCTACTAAATACGAATGAAGAGTCTGAAACTGAATTGTACTGACTAAGCAAAGAATCGACTAACGACGGAAAAGCATTGCTGCTTTCGCCCCTGCTAAAATACTCTACTTTTGTGACTCCATCTATCTGCTTAGATTTAATATTGTCACTTGAGTCATCATCCATCATATTGACACCGATTGAATGGTTAGCTAAATATACAGTAGCACTCTTTAAATCACTTTCTAAGGTGTCAGGAAGAGTTATTCTTTGCTTAATGAGTAAAGTTGCTTGTCTTAAAAGAATTTCTTTATCAGTATCAACTGTGATTGCATCCCATAAAGTCCTTTGAGTAGATGGAACATTGTTTAAAAGTATCGTTTCTGCATCAGCTAGTGAGCAAAAAGAGTCATAATTTGTAGTTGGAAAGATAGTTAAAGCCATTTGTTATCCTTTAAAGCCTTGAATATTTACAGTTTGTTTGCTTACTGATAAAAGATTGTCGTTAATTCTTACTATTAGTTTGTCGTTTGTGGATCCATCTAGCCTAAGAAATTGACCCATTTTAGAAAAAGACCATCTAGCTATTAAAATATCATCTCCAGTTCCGAATGTATGAAGTTGCATATCATAAGCGATTGTGGCTATATCTCCATTATGTTTTACAGGAAAGTCTAGTTGGTTCACTATTGTTCCGTTCACTTCTACTAATAAATCAATTCCATTAGTTAAAACACCATTTGAACCCCAAGTAGTAACATCAAAGCCTTTAGTATCTTGCAGAAATAGCATCCATCTAGCAATAAACCAAACTTCATCTACTGGAGTGACTGAGCCATCTACACTCATATCTGTAACACCCGCACTAGTTGCAAGTAGTTTAAATATTAAAGGCTTTTGAACTTCGTGTGCTGGTGCTGTGAGAATAGGCTTTACTCTTGAAGAACCAAGTAGTAACCCTTTATCCCTTAGCCAGTTATAAGTGTCTAGCATTACTTGATTCTTAGCCATTTAATCCCTTTAAATATATCTTAATAATGCCCTCAAATGAAAGGACACTATAAGACTATTTTTCTTCTTCTTGCTTTAGAGCTTTTGGATTAACAGTAGAATATTTACCAGTCGATATCCACTCTTTTGCATCAATAGCATGAGGAACTTTAAATTCCTTTCCGCTTTTATCAAATAATACAGTCATTATATTTTACTTATAAATGCTGTATATGTTACCGCTGTTGCAGTAGTACCAACTTTAGTAGCAGTTACACGAAAGAAACCAGCACCTGCGATAAGTCCTTCAATTTGTTCCGAAGTAAATCCAACCTGAGCCTGTGAAGCTGTTGCTGGAGCGACTACTGCATTTCCTACTTTAGAATAAGTACCACCGATTAAGTCAGATACTTCTAGCTGTAAAGAGTAGTAGTTAGCACCATCAACTGTACCAGTAGGCACATTCGTATTGATAACCGATACATAATTAGCAGAACCAAGGTTTAACCCTTGAATGCTAACACCTGTTCCCGAAGCTGTTATACTAACAACCTCATCTTCTGCGACTAAACCTAATAAATCAAAAGTTTTATTTGCCATTTATATTTCCTTGTTATGCAGTTGCCGCAGCATCTGTGATATTTTTAAGTCTTGCAGCTGTTCTTGGTGCGAATACACCGAAACATGAATACCACTCAACACGAGTTCTGTATGCAGCTTTAGATTCTAGCTCACCTAAATCTCTAACATCCATTCCACCGTTCTCTAAGCCTTGTACTTGACCTTCACCAAATGCAACGATATAAATAGATGCAGTCGAACCAGTTTCAGAATATCCAAGAATTTCAGAGTTATTGTTATCTTTATCAGCAATAAGAATTGGTAAACCGTTGTAGTTTGTTACTTGTCTACCAAATTCATCAATAGTATAAGTAATATCTCCACCAACCGCAGCTGTTCTTGCAGCAACTGTTAAACGTCTACGAACTGATTTACTCATTATAATATGAGTAGCACCATCAACTGCATCAATTGCTTCATCAAGTTTAGCTAAAGATAATCCAGCACCTGTTGCATGGTTAGGAATAAGAGCATCACCAGTTAAGCGAATTTGTAAACCATCAAATTCTCTAGGCTCAGTTTCGTTATCACCCTTAAAGAATGTTTTAGTCCATGCTAAAGCAAGTGCTTTAATCTTCATTCCCTCTTGAATAGCTCTTTGATCGCCACCCATTGTATCAACAATAAATTTATCAACATCTAAATCACCACCTGCAATTGCAAGGTTTTCAGTTTTAGGGTTAATAATACCAGTTGATTCAGTAAAGCTTTCGTTTACACCACGAAAACCAATACCAGGTAAAGTTTCTTCAACATTATATTTTAAAGAGTTTCCCCCGATACTATCGAACATTAATACTCTTAGTAAATCAGAAGTTTCTGCAAACTTCATATATACACCTGCTTTATAAACATCGCCTGTATTAAGCTTTGCTGCTTCTAATAATGTAATTGCCATTATTTCCTACCTTGTTTCATCATTTGTGTAGCATTCATCGTGCTATTTATTGTTCCACTTCCATTATTGGATGGAGGTGTACCGCTTCCACCGTTACTATCAGGCTTAAATAGTCCTGAGTAGTTTACATCAGATTTAAGAGTGTTCATCTTATCTGTTATTGTCATAGGCTGGTTATTAGCACCGTAAGCTGTAGAACCATCAGCATTTTGATAGACAATTCCACCATCTTTAAAGACTGCTCCCTGCTTAACAAGACTTGTAACGATACTAAACATTTCTTTGTTTGCAACATTTGCACCAATTCCACTATTCGCAATTTCATTATCCAATGCCATTGTAGATAGTTTCGTTTCAAAGTCTTTAGTGATATTCGATGTGTTCAAGTTTGCAGCTTCTAACAACCCTTTCAGGTTACTAATTTCAGCTATTGACTTCTCATCACCCTTACCACTCTTTTTAAACTCTTGTATCGCTTCGGCTGTCAATTCTTCTACTCCAAGAAGTCCTAACATCTCACTATACTTTTCATCACGATTTTTACGAGAACCTAATATCTCAGAGTTTTTACTTTCTAAACCATTGATTTTTGTAATTAAATCATCTGCATTGTTTGCTTTTTCACTAAGTGCTGTTACAAACGCTATACCCGTATCATTACCATCCAGTAATGCTAATAACTCTTTTAAATCCATTTTGCGAACCTTTATCCTAAAGTTTGTATTACAATTATATCATAAAAGTTGGTTAGTTGTAATATTTCTTTAAGTTTAGAGGGTTTAGTTGTTTATTTCGCAAATGTTCTATTTTATTTATTCACAATGTTTCTTTATTAATTGTAAATCATCTTTATTCAGATAAAACCACTCTCCCCTTACTTTTTTATCTATAAAAATTTTATGTAATTCTTTTTCAATTACCGATGAATTGCCTTTTCTATATTCTGCAATAATTTTTATCTCTACGGGGTTTCCAATTTGCATATACTTCACTCTGTATTCTACTAAATCGCTAGTCATCCCTATTTTGAAATACTCCCCCGACTGTACGATATATATTCTTCTATCTTTCATTTTATCTCTGAGGTCTTTAAATTATTTATAGTGAAAATGTGGGAGTTCTCAAGCTTCCATGCAAACACTTTAAACTATCTTAGACATGAGGTGCTTGAGATACCTTACTAAGACAGTTTAAAATGCTTATTCTCGTAATTGTATTATACTACAATTATTTATATAAGTTTATTAATAGTCGCTAAAGAAGTGCTACGATTCAAGTCACTCAACCCATTAACGAGATAATTCCCTTTGTTATACTGCTCGTAACTGAACTTTGAAAGTGTAGATTTTTTGAACTCTGTTGATTGTTTTTCGTACCATTCGTTATATTCTTGCATTTCTGAGTCGTTGATTTCTAGTCGTGAGATTGCGATAAATTGACTGCGACAATTTCCGTGAACATGGATTAAGTGAGAGATTTCTTCTATCGGTTTATAGTATCTCTTGTTGTGGTGTGAGCTACAATAGTCTGAGGTACGATTATCTAATTTCGCTGAGTAGATATATCCCTTATGATTTTCGGCTTTTTCAAGTTCTTTATACGCTGTGTATCTTCCAGTCGCTCGACTGTTTGTTATTATTGTAAAAATATTGCTTCTTAACTGCCCTTTAGAGAGCTTTGTAGATTTAATCTTAAACTCTCTAACTATCTGTTCGGCTGTGAGTCCCTGAGCCACACCGCTTGATATTAGAGTCCTTAATGCTCGTGCATGATTGTCTTGCGATATGCCTAAAAGTTCTTTGAAAGTATATACCGCTTCTTCACTCATTCGGATCGGTCGTGTTGAACTGATTAAATCATTAAGTGTTGCAGTTGGAATAGTTGCTAAAGTTCCGAGTGTTGCATCTGCTACGATTTGTGCTACTGCTACACTATCTTTTCCCGTTTGTGCAAAAAGTCCAGAATATGCTTCGTTTATTTCATCGTTTACAAGTCGCTTGACTTCTTTGAGTCGCGTTTTAGTCCACTCGCCATTTGTGCTGAGTATCTTTTGAGCTATTCTTTCATCGGCTATTTTTAGATAGATTAATAGGTCTGAATAGCCTTTTGATTGGTAGTTTTCAAAGATTGAACTCTCTCGTAGTGTTAAGTCAAAATAATCAATCATTGTTTCCCTTTGAGTGTATTATACTATGTTTTGCCACTTTAAATTTCTATACTCTAAACATCTACTATCGTTTTTTGGTAGCATCCTTCTCCATCTTATCAACTCTTTAAAAGTCCATATTACTTTATGAACATTACTTTTATAATAAGTGTATTTTTGATTCTTAAAAGATATTTTTAGCTTTTGATAAGATTCATCAATATAGCCATGTGTTTTCATCTCTTCTTCTCTATCTCTTGGACTTATTGGGGTTGCCCCTAAAAACATAATAGCTCTATTGTTTATCTGAATACCTTTCATAATCATATATTTAGGATTCTTATAATAGTTATATAGTTTCTTTATTCTATCTATTAAGTTCATTTCGATTTCCCCTTACTGGGATATAAGGTTTTACAGAGTGCTTCAAGTAGTCACTCTAAGGCTTACAATTCCGTGTAATGTAAGTCCGTGTGTGGTATTATACCATTTATTCCGTTGGATTATCTTTAAGCAAAGTCTTATTAGTTGATTTCTCTTTATCATCTGTTAATGGTAGATACTCTCCAGCTTCATATAATGCCCAAAGTTGGTCGATAGTAATTATTCCTTGCACGAAGTCCATTCTGTAGCTGTTCGCTTGTTCTGGGCTTAATATAGAGTTATTAAAATCTTTATTAACCGTGATTAGATTCTCTCCAAGTGTTGCTTCACTAAAAAACTGCATAAATTCAAGAGCTTTATTGATTCCAAATTCTAACTCAGTTGCATAATCATTTAGTTTACTTTCGCCCTCTGTACTCTCTTTTTCAATCTGAGTAGCTGTTTTGATATTTGTAGATGAAACTAACTCGACTGTTTTTCTTATCATCATATCAGCTATTTTTGTTATCTCACTATTTATGATTTCAAAGTTTGCCCCAGTCATCTCTACCCATTCAACACCGCTAGACTGCTTATCTGTGAATTTTAAACCGCTGTTAATACCTAGAGTTGGTGGAGTCTTTTGGTCGTTACCTGTCTCAATGTTTCCATAGACTGCAAGGAATGGAGATGCTCCGACTCGTACATAGTTTGAACACTCGCTATTTCTGTTTAAGTGTTGTATGTTTAGTTTTGCTTGATCGTACAAAGGTGGTACTTCATCGCTACCTATTTCTACTAAAGGGATTTGTTTGAGTGTTGTTTGTTGAGTAGAATATAGTTCTGCATCACGGTATATCTCTATTTTACCGTCTTGATACCAAACTTTTATTTGTTCTTTCGACTCACTTCCGAAAGCACCTTTTTTTACTGTGTAAAATTCTTTAATGCTTACTCTTGAATATTGTCCGAATTTATCATATTCGACCTCAATAAGGTTTTCTCTAAGGATATTAACAAAGTAAGGTCGTTTATCATTATCGGTTTGTTGTGAAGCATTTTTTGTTTCTTCTGCATTAAATGACATACGATCAACTAGAATATATGTTTTACCATCACGAATACGATTGACTAAAAGTTTCTTTGCGAACTCGTTTAAATTCTCACGAAAGTTAATAGTCTTTATCCAGTCCTTGACACCGTTATTTGTCACATTGGTAGTAATGATTGATTTACGAAATATAATGTTTTTAATCGTGTCTACTGTGCTGAATACAAAGTTGTCTAAGGCTGAATCTTCTTGTCGTTCCTTATAAGGAGTTGCATCTTCTTTAGGGAATTGTCTTAGATAATTATTTGCTGTATCTGAGCCGTTGAAAATGTCCTGAGTGAGTTTTAACTGTGTTTGGTGTTTTATATATGATGCTGAGGGTTGTGGTGTATCACTCATTTATTTTCCTTGAAAGGTTTTTGTAATTATAACATATTATTTTAGTCTTAGAGTATAGGCACTTTTCGCACTTAGTTACCAAAAATAGGGAGTTCATTTTAAACCATCCTTTCGTTATAAGTTGAGATTACAGGCTTAGTTAATCCGAATTTACGATTTATGAAATAAGTAAAAGCATCATTCCAATCATCAACTGCCCCACCACTATGCTCTTTAAACTTTTCAGGTGTTCCATCATCCTTGTATGCTTGTATCTGTAAGCTATTTACGAGCTTTTCAAGTCTATCATTAACAAATATTCTATCCTGTGCAAAAAGTCTGTTAGTGCTGTTTACTCTATCTCTAACATAAGGGTTAGCATTTGGTGCATCTATTCGTATCCCTGCTGTTCTCATCATAGCAATAGATGAAGCTGAAGCATTTGCACTCTCGTTTCCACCACTTGCATCTGGGTAAACATTAATTATATGCTTTGAATATCTCGCACCTTTTAATCTATCTATTATTTGTTGAGTGTCATAAACTGCGAATCCATCGACTACATATACTTTTTGTTCTCGTATGCCACAAATAACACAAGTAGATCCACCGACATTAAAATCGATTCCACAG